TAGTTAACGAATTTGCATAGATAACGACCTCACAAAGATATTAACAATATCTAATATGAATTTCATACTTGATTCAGGATAATTAGCATATTTTCTACATTGTTCAGCTTCTTCAAACATGAGTTGTGTATCATAAGAGATAAACACTGAAAATAAAGTAATAACAAAACAGCTAATATAACGATGAATATGAGTAGGATATTTCTGTTTAATAAAAATCAAAAATAACTCAATTAAGATAATCATAATAAGTGCTACTAATAATCCTGGAAACATAAAGTGCATTGTTTTTTGAAAAAAAGTAGGAAACAAATAAACAAGAGCAGACATGATAATAAATATTGCAAATGTAAAAAACAAAGTCATATAAATCATAGAATCACTACTCATAGATGTAATAGGTATAATCATAAAAGATAAAGCTGTTAAAAATACAAACCATACGATATGATTAATAGCTATACCACTCTGTGTTTTCGGTTTATTCATAGTAATATATAGGATTGCCGCAATACTTACCAAGAATGGTATAAATATGTGATGATTATATGAGCTAAATTGGTTGATATTAAAATAGATGTAACACATACTTAATGCTAAATATAAATACGTATTGGTGACGTAATTTTCACAAGTAGGGAATCCATTCTTAAACGCATAGATGTTAATTGCATACATAATTATTAAGAAAAAGATAATGATTGAATAATGAATTTTGTTAGATCCAAGCATATTATAATATAAAAATAGAAAATGTTATTTACACATTTGAATATACAATTTTGTAATTATCTCTATGTATCTTCTATTATCGGCAAATAATGCAAAACACATAAAGAAAATGTAGTTGTCGGTAGAAAATGAATAAAAAACATATGATAATAAACAGCCTGTTTCATAATTTGTGATTTATCTGGTTCTATACAATGTTTATTAATTTGAAACAAATACAAAGATAATATGTAGGCAAATGCAGATACAAGTAAACTGGTATACCATATTTTTGCACCTCTTATACAAAAATGATTATATGCAATATAACTTTTAATACTTAGAACACTTACTGCTAATAAGCGGTCTATATTATATATTGCTGTATTTTGCATATTATTCCAGTATAATATACTTGATCCACATAGACAAGAGAGTCCAACGGTTAAGACCGTATATCCATTACTATAACTTACATAAATACATTGAATTATGCATGGAGTAGAATACAATGCAATTCGTGATATTTGTTGAGGTATTATTAATCTACGTTCCTTCATTTGAGATAATAATGATATAGTACAATAAAAGTATTTATCTTGTTTTATTAACTGTTAGAATACACATAAATTATAAAAAAGTGTTTAGTTATAAATTATAAGGAAAAGGGTTATCTATTTAAAAGTAGCGTACTGACGTACTTCCAAGTGGTTTATGCGCCAACATTTGCATTGGTATGTTTTGCTGTGTTCTCGTAGTAGATTATTGGAGTACTCAGTAAGCGTTTGAAATTCTTCATATAGAGTGTATATTTGTTCAGCGACTTCGCGACAGGTCTTACCCTTAAATGTTTTTACTTTTCCGTCAATTACATCATTTATTGGCGATAATGCATCTATAATACGGAAAACGATATCAGTTATACCCTGATGTTGGAGTTGAATAACGTTAAATATATCCTGTTTTTTAGAAATGGCCTTGTTATTTTTATGAATAATAGAAGCGAATTTTTTGTCGTCATATTTTTTGGTAATAAATTGTATTCTGGCGTCTTGATTCACATCCTCATTGGTTTGCCGAAATCGTGGGGCAACAACCTCATTTAAGTGTATTGTGTTGCGTATAATTCTAAGAAGACGGTCTTTAATGTATGTAGCTTTGTCTCTGGCATCCTTCAATGCCTTCTCTTTCTCTGCAATCTCTGGGTCAGTTATTTCAACAGACGGGTCGTGTTTTTGTTTGTATGCGGTTTGAATTAGGTTAAAAGCAAAAGAAAGACGTCGATGAACGTTACGGTCACCAATATCGCGTCCACATTCAAAATCACCTACATTACGAGGAGCTCTTCCTCCACCATTTTGGCGTTGCCATTCATAATAGTGTGGATTGTGGATACGATTTTCAATAGTTCCTCTCCTCCAACTGAAACCAGTATGGCATTGAGTGCACCACATTTGGTCACACCCCTCAATCTTATGGATAGGAGTAGAGCATTTTGGGCAGGGTTTCGTGTCCTTATCAAGCAACTTAGCAGTAGCTAAAGTATCAGGGTCACATGTATGTTCTGTATCACGTGTATCTCCTTTGATAACATGGCATTCAGGACAAGCCCATTTTTCACAAACCCCACACTTCCATTGGGTACTTAGAAACCCGCGGCATTCGGAGTCTGGGCATTTTCGTCCATTAGAAACGCTTTTTTCAGCGACAATACCTCCATTTCTAACTTGACGGTCAAGTTGGTTTTTTAGGTCGGTTAATGTATCAATTTGTTGTTGTATTTGTGATATTTCGGTCTTAACTGCTTCTTTAGCTTTTATATCGGCGATAACTCCCATAGTATTTGGAAACAATGCTTTTTCTTTATCAACAGCGACTTTAGCGTTCATATTTTTCCAATCTTTACTAACCCATGTCTTGGGAAATGTATTGACCACAAATTTGCGTGTCCATTCCTTGTTGCAATCATTGTTCATACACGTAGATGTTTCTTGGTCAAGAACATAGCGTTGACAGCAAGTAGAACACGCGGTAAACTCACAAAACTCGCACGTAACTGGTTTGAGTTTGTTGGTGTTAAACTTTTCGGCACAAATAATGCAACTTTGATCCATTTTGAATAGGGTTGTTATAATATGCATATAAATAAGAGAGTACGCCCGAAAGCAATTTTCCACGTTTTGGACGAACCGTCAGTACAATTTGTTGTATTTGTATATTTAATAAAAATAATATAAACTTAAATACTTTATATTATATAATGGGTTTTACCGATAAAATGTGTTACGATGTAGCAAGAAACATAATAGAAGATATGTTTATAGTAAAATATATTCCAACAATAGTAGAAGGTATATCATGGTATGTGAATTTGAATAATTTTTTATTCAAACAATATACATCCATTGAAAATATCGAAGAGGATACGAAACAATTTACCGTAAAAGAAGAACGTGCAATTATTAGTGATGCAATGCAAATATTATTGGATAATTTGGGTATTGATGAATATGAGTGGGAAGACCATGAAAATGATATAGATTGGGATAGATTTGATAGTATAATATATCATTATATTTGTCAATATAAACCAAAAATGTATGGAGTAGACGGAAAAGAATTACAAAATGATTTTCGTGTTGCAGTGGGGGATGATAGATAAAAAGGTAGAAAATTGATTAAATCCAAATACTTATCCAAGTAGTAACAACTCAAAACCATTTATTAGTAAAATTACAATATGTCCGCATCAAATACATCTATTATGGTAACTTCGCCTGAAGAAGACCAAAATATGGAAACTAAGCGACAACTACGTTATATTTTAAATTTATCAAAGCGTGACAATAAAGTAGAAATAATGAAACAGCCAAGCTTAAAAGCAGCACATATATATTGTAAGATAAATCAGCTGTCTGGTCAAGTATCTGGTCCATTGCTTGAAAACTACATAAAAATGAAATATGACATGATAAAGAACAGTTCTGCATTATGTATAGGAGATTTACAACATAATGAAACAAATTTAGAAATCAAAATCTCTAATGGTGGTAAAGATAACAATAAATTTAACTACGTGCAATTAAGAATGAATCATGTATGTGAGTATTTATTAACAGCCTATTACATGAATGAAGATAATATAGAAACAACGATGGGTGAGTTATATATCTTCAAACTAAACAAAGCAGATATGAAGCGAATGGTATTATTGCATGGAGGATATGCACACGGTACACTTACAAAGTTGGGTAAAATTACTGAGGAGGATTTAAATAACACAGAGAATGACAAGGAATATGCATTGCGGCCAGTATATGGAAGTAAATGTTGGGAGGATTTGTTACAGTATAGGATAGATGATATTGAATAAAAAAGAAATGTAAAATAATTAAATAAACTATTTTTTAATGCGAATGTTTGGATAGATATTGTTGATATAATTGAACCAATTCAGCTCGTCCCATAGAGTTTTGTCTTGCCGTGTTAAGACTATTAGAATAATCAAGTGTTTGAAACCGTGAAATAAGGACCTCTGTATTAATATTAGATGAAAACCAATGCCAACTTTTAGGTCTAAGTTCTTCTAATCCAGTTTGTATAATTTCTCCAATTTTTCCACCATAGGCTCTCATAGCAAAATCAGCACCAGATGGTGGTGTCGGTTGTCCATTATCATCAAGAGGTCCAAATGGTAAAAATGTCCAATCAGCGTGTTTGGTAGGTAATTCTATAAATGGACGTTGTTCAGTACGTCTTTCCCATATTTGAAAACAACATTTAACAGCCATTGGTGGAGAAAAACAACATGGTTTATTTGGTATATCATTGTCGTGTACCAAATGAAATGATTTATCCAGTTTATTTTGAACACTAATTTTTCTAAAAGTTCTTGGAATAATGAATGCAATAATGTCTGACCACTGTGCAGCATGATTAAAGAATTTGATAGCTAATGAAGAATTTTTACCGAATGGAGGATTACCAATGGTAGAAATATGAGTTTTACCATCTGGAGGATAATAATCAAAGAAATCTTGTTGAATAATAGCGGGGTGTTGAGGAGCAAGGTCAATCCCGACTTTACTTGTATGTACAATTTGATTAAAGAAACTACCATTACCAGCACTGGGTTCAACAATTAAATCAAAGTCTGTAATATTATATAATTCATTCATTTTGTCTATACATTGTTTGGCACAAGTTGGTATTGTATAAAATTGGTCTAATCCAGTTTCACGAACAATATTTACATCAGTATGTACAATACTATTTTGTAGTGGTTCACTATTCATATAATTAATAGTTTGGTTTATCTATTAATTATAAACTATTATTTTTAAATCAATTTTGTAGTGTTAATTTTTGGAGAAATGTGGAAAACGTAGAAAACGTAGAAAATTGCTAAAAGTCGGTCGGTTTAACGATTATTAACAAATCAAAAACTTATTCAGTCATAATGATATCAACTGAAGCATTGGAGTTTATCCAGACAAGATTACCAGCAGAGATGAAGCGGTATATCTTTAAATATATTGATATAAATACTCGCATAAAAATGATTCAAGATTCCAATCCCTTTCTGGAAATTGGTACAGAACGTAATATAACAGATGTAGAAAATCCGTTTGAAAGAGAATTAGATTGGCGTGATGCAGCTTATGTTTATACAGAAGGTTGGATGAAACAGCTATTTATGTTACATAATAATGGCAACTGGTATGCCAACAATGAATTTAGAAAACTTTGTCCAAATACAAAAATCCTTACCGCGTTTTCCAATAAAAATCAACAGAATACCCATTTCGTATTAAATAAAAACCCTTGTTACAAATACTACAATCATAATATTATAACTATTATGGACCATTTTAGGTTAAGCATTAAAATGGATAATTTTGGCTTTAACAATGTATACTTCGCAACTTATAGAAAAGTACCTATCGCGGCATTAGCATTGTTGCTGCACACGGATGGTGGTGATATAGATATAAATTACTTCTTACGAAAGAAAGCATTTAAGTTTATGATAGGGATGGTCAAATATCTCCAAGCAAAAAAAGAAAAGAGAGAGAAGGCGAAAGCAGAGAGAGAAGCACGAATTGCAGCAAAGAAAGCAGAGAGAGAAGCAAAGAGAGCAGCAAAGTTAGAAGAAAAAAGAGCAGCAAGGGCAGCAGTGAGAGAAGAAAAGGCAGCAGCAAGGGCAGCAGTGAGAGAAGAAAAGGCAGCAGCAAAAGCACAGGCGAAGGAGGAGCGTCGTGCAGCCGCAGCGACTTGCGCGGCTTTGCGCAAGGAAACTGCCAAGATTGAAAAACTTCATGCCATGATTACAGCAAAAGAAGCCAAGGAGGCAGCAAAGGTAAATAAAATAAAACCAAAGAAGCGAATTTTAAATGTAATTACTTAATTAAAATATAACTGACAAGAAATAGATGTGGCAGTAATAGACCAACCAGACCAAGGCGGGCAAAATAACCATATATGAACTTGTTCAGTAGTAGAATGCGAATTAAATAATTTGTATTTTTTATTGATTTCACACCCACTAATAGTAAAAGTATATTTATTCTTTGGATTGTCTTTTTTATTAACAGTAAATGCTTTAACACAAGTGTTGCCATTAATTTGATATCTAACGTGGGCTTGGTTGGTGCCTCCCCATTCTTGATCATTTACATGCATTTTAAAAAGAATTTTTGAAAGAATACTATTTTCATCATTTAATCTGGAATCATAGTCACTTGGGTTCTTTAATATAAGAGTAGCAATTTTTTTAATAGGAAAATCACAACCATAATCCTGTCCACATGGAGGTCTTTCAATCAAATCTTGTGATGTATTCCATGATAAGGTATTATTGTCATCTATAAAAGGAATATCAATAGATACTTTAATACTTTCTTCAATAGATTCATCATTAGAATTAAATAAAAAGTTTAATCCTTCAAAAATGGCCTCTTCTACATTTTCGATAGATTCAGTAGATTCTTTTGGGTCAGTAGATTCTTTTGGGTCAGTAGATTCTTCTTTCTGTTTATTCTTCTGTCTTTGTTTAGCTTTAAGTTTTTTCTTTTTGACTTTTAAATACTGTTTATATGCATTAAAAAAACTAATAGCATCGTAATTATTTTCACCACAAACAGTATCATTGTCATCTGTTTTGGTAGACTCAGTATGAGAATCAATAATATCATTAGATTCAATAAAAGTTTTACTGGTACCAAAATTAAAACACCCATATGTATCAGGGTGAACAGAAAAGTTGTCTTCCTGAATAATAACTTCATTCCCATAATCAATATCATCAATTGTTCTCATTAATTCATCTGGTAAATCATTTAATTCAGCAATAGAAATATTTCCATCACCTTGTGTAGAACCTCTATTATCAATATCATCAGTAATAAGATTAATAATATCTTTATACATTTGAGTTTTATTAGCCCTATTAATAGTATTTTCTCCAATTTCTAATTTAAGTAACATATACAGATTATCTTGAATAATATTGATAGGAAGAGAACTATCATTTAATTGATTTTCACCAGCCAACATCCATGCTTTTCTAAGAATAGGTTGTTTAATTCGTATAGCACTTCCTAAAATGGTCCTATTTAAATTAATAACAGTAGGTAATACGTCTTCTATTATTTTAAAGTATTTGATAATTCTACTATGAATAGTAGAAGGTTTATGCTGAATATATAAATTGATATATTTTTTAAGTTTTTCAGTGCAAGTGGTTGCATATTTAATACTATTAAGTTGAACCAATAACCCACGCATAGGTGTAATTTTACATAATATAGTATCTATTTGTGAGAATTTAAGTAAATGATGTTTAAACAGACTATAATGAGCAGAATCATTATTATAAATAAACGATAAAGAAGTCAATGTAGAATGTAAACGATTTAATGTAGTAAAAAAAGACGGTAATTCAGTATGAATAACATTATTAATTTGTTTAATCTCATTAATATTCGTTTTTAATAAATCAATAACTTCAACAAACTTTGTAATAATAGCGTCTCCCATATTTTATATATTTTATATACAGAAAATAGTTATACTAATTAACAGTATTAAAATGCATTTTGAACTGAATATCCCATTGTTCCAAGAGTTCCAACGAAATATCAGGAAGAAGCGGGTGTGCTTCCCAAAAGTATCGGCAAAATGCCCAACAAAATTCAAACGAATCACTATAAAGGGATTTATAATTTTTTGTCAAGAAATTTTGAATATTTACAGGTAGGTTATGTAAAGCGGAAGAAGGTAATACATAGGACAATTGAACATAGGGAGAAAAGGGTTGTTGTGGATTATTAGAGGAAGTAGTTTTATCATGAATAAATTCCGTATTAAAGTGAGGTATATATTTCCGCAGGTCAGCAAATAAGGGCGGGTAATGATAATTGTATTTCCATTTCCAATGTGGGCAACCATTAGAATAATATTTAAAAACCCATTCAAGACCCTCCATATAATTGGTACAAATATCATGTATATTGGTAGAGGATTGTGGTCCACCGAATAGCGTTTTATAATATCGTTCATTCCAGTTGGTATCACTTGGACATATATACAATTCATCACCTCGATAAACGAGAGGAATATTTTGTAAACAATCTTCTGGTGTAAGGTTAGATTGTGTATTCTTCTTATTAAAATCCCGTTTAGAACGTGTACTATATTCAATAGTTAACAATTCATGTTCTTTTTTCGCGATTTCATTAACTAATTTATTAACATATTTCCATTGAATAACATTTTGTTTGTCAATGATGAATGCATCGGGACGGTTACCAATATGATTACGATAAACATCTAATATGACTTGAATGCCATGCGTACGTATATTCATAGCAGGAAAATGTGGTAAGAAGTCATTACCCAAAAAGAAGCATAAAAAGATATAATCATAAATACGTTGTTGTGTAGAATACATACAACCCATCTCAGATAATATAGATAAAGATAAAGCTTTCATATCTAAAAAATAAGGCAGATCTTGAGAAGTAGATTTATCAATTGGAAAATAATGTTTTAAAAATTCAGGTGCTTCTCTAAAAATATAAATATTATGACAATGTTGTAAATTAAAGATGGATAACATAATAAGATCAGAATCCAACCCATACAATGCAATATTTTCATTAAGACACTTTTGTTTCCGTAAGAAATCAAAGAGTTTATGTTCACCCTCACCCGGGGAATTAGAACCAGAAACAATAATATTAGAAACATTGTACTTGTGTTCCATATTTTCAAAGGCGTGTTGTACCCGTTTAGATAAGTTCGTCATAAATGTAGTCCCTGGAGTAATAACAGACGTATCCCATTGAGTATCCTGTGATTGAGATAGCAAAATTTTTGTAAGAGCGGTTCTGTTACGTCGGGTTCGTTGTTGTTCCATTTTAGCGAATGGTGCAACACCGTCGAATGCAATAAAAATATTATTAGTGGGTTTAATGATAGATAAATGATTATGTATAGATTTGATAACACTATCAATAATGAGTGTTTCATATGAGGTTTTGTCATTATGGTGATATGGTATAGTATGAACAGCATCATAAATAATGGAATTACAATCCATAAATAAAGAACCAAATTGTGTGCATGATAAGTCTTTAAAACTTCGTATAATATTAGAATAATTTCTAATAATATGTGAAAAATAACTTGGAATTCCCATGATAAGTATACTACATATATACGGAGTAAAAGTTTATATGGTTTACATAATGTAATAAAATAACAAGAAAGAATACTGAAAAAACCCCATAATCTATTATCATTATATATCATGAGCACATTTAAAAAAGTAAATAGTTTTAATGTATTAAAAATGGATATGACAGACGTTTCTGCAGCACAAAGTGTGATACAATTTGTAACAACAAAAATAGGTTACATACGGGAGATAATTCAAAATACAATATTATCAATAAAAAGCAACCATTTATTGGAAATATTTAGTGAAAATGACACAAAATTATCAATACATGTGTTGACAGAAATATTTGAAAGAAATGAAAAATTATTAAAAGATGTAAAAAAACTTCCATTATCAATGACAACTGATGAAATGATATGTGAATTACAACAAGTGATAGATAAGTTATCGGTAATCGTATGTGGGTTTGGTACAACAAATATATTGGATTTGTTATTTATAAGTTTTGGTACAAAATTTAAAAATACTACTCCATCGCGTGAAATAATAAAAGCAAAATATGATTTAATAATGAAGCATGTTCGTCCAACCGGATATAAATTAATTCATTGGAAGCCAGATTATACTTATAATAATACAGATACAACAATCTGTTGTGAGAAAAAGGGAGATAATATAATAGAACATATAGAAGCATTATCATACGAATGTTTTAATATAGATTACGAACCCAAAACATTATTTCAATCAACAAATTGTATTCGTATAATAATTCAACATCTTCGTGGAAAGAAAACATTAATTATAAATGGAATATTGGACGATATTCATTTGGAATGTATAAGTAACAGGTATATAGAGCATCGTTTGAGTTCATTAAACGAATCGGTAGAAGAAACAACTGGTGGAAATAAAGAAATATTACGTAATATAATTGATAATTTAACATTAAAAGATTTATTGGTCTATGGAAATACTGATATAATAAAAAATGTAATAAATACAAATGCAGCCGTTACAAAGTTAACGAATACAAATATGGATAAAGTGACACAAGAGTTTTTAGAAATGGATATCTATGAACAACGAAATATGCTATTGCACTTGTTATATTATAAAAATGATACGGATATAGAGTATATGTGTTATTTATTGTATGATTTATTAAACAGTGTATCGGGATATGATACAAATTACCAAGAAATGATATACAATAGTTTCCCATGGAAAATAAGGTGTCAAATGAAAGATATTGTGAAATATAATATAAATCGTACCCAAGAGGTATTAAATAAATATGAAGGTAAAAAGATTTCATTAGAACAACAAATATGTTTATTAAAAACGACGGATTCTGTAAAAGAGAAAGCAATCTCAAAGTTGAAGGAATTAAAAGGTCGTCCAGATGAATTTGGTATAAAAATCAAGCAATACTTGGAAGGATTAGTTAGAATCCCATTTGGTATATATAAGAAGGAACCCGTATTATCTGTAATAAACGAATTAAATGCCGACTTTAAAAAAATACAAGAAAATGTAGACAATAACCGCACGATTTCTCCCAAACAAAATTATACTTTGTTAGAAATAACGAATATATTATCAAATATGAAAACAACAACAAAAACTCGCATAATTGACAATATAATAAAAAAAACTGCGACATTAAATGTACAGGTTCTCAACGTCTTTATAAAAATGTTGTATTCAGATAGTAAAAAACAAAAGGAACTATTAAAACAGACTAAGGTGTATAAGGTATCTACATTAACAGAATTGTATCACGACGAAAACAGTATGTTAGATAGTATAATAACAAAAATAATAGGGGAACTGAGTGTATATAATGAAAAGGATGTATTATATCAACAATGGAATAGTATATGTAAACTAAATGAAGATATAAAAAAATTCCATATAGATAGCAAGGCAGTAGAAAATGCCTTAGAAAAATCCATATATAGTCACAATCATGCAAAAAAGCAAATAATGAAAATAATAGGTCAATGGATGAACGGAAAACAGTCGGGATATTGTTTTGGATTTGAAGGTTCTCCAGGCATAGGCAAGACTAGTATCGCTAAGAAAGGATTAACAAACTGTTTAATAGATGTGAATGGTGAGTCTCGTCCATTTGCATTTATAGCGATGGGCGGTTCAAGTAGTGGTTCAACATTAGAAGGTCATGGATATACATATGTAAACTCAACTTGGGGTCGTATAGTAGATATTTTGATGGATACCAAATGTATGAATCCAATAATATACATAGATGAGTTAGATAAGGTGAGTAATACAGAAAATGGAAAAGAAATAATAGGAATATTGACCCATTTGATAGATCCGACCCAGAATGAATCATTCCAAGACAAATATTTTACGGGGATAGATATAGACATATCAAATGTGTTATTTATTTTTTCATATAATGATGCAGAACTAATAGACAGAATATTATTAGACCGTATTCATCGTATCAAGTTTGAGAACCTAACAGTAGATGATAAAATGGTAATAGTGAGAAAGTATATATTACCAGACATAAATGAAAAAATGGGTTTTGATGAAACAGTATTAATGAGTGATGAGATAATAGAACATATAATAAATTATTATACGTGTGAACCAGGTGTTCGTAAGTTGAAAGAAATAATATTTGATTTATTTGGAGAAATCAACTTAGAGTTACTACAGACAGCAGAGTTAACAGATACTGAAATACCAGTTGTGATAACAGTTGATAATATAGAGAATAAATATTTAACGAAATATAAAAAGATAAGTGAGAAAAAAATCAATCAAGAACCAAAAATAGGAATAATAAATGGATTATGGGCAAATCTATTAGGAATGGGTGGTATAATTCCAGTACAAACCTCATTTTTCCCGTCTTCTGTATTCTTAGATTTAAAATTAACAGGATTACAAGGAGATGTAATGAAAGAGAGTATGAGTGTAGCAAAAACACTTGCCTGGAGTTTAACAGATGATGCTATAAAGCAAGAATTATTAAAATATTTTGAATTAACAAAATGTCAAGGTCTCCATATACATTGTCCAGATGGGAGTATATCAAAGGATGGTCCATCCGCTGGTGCTGCAATAACAACTGCAATATATAGTTTATTAAATAAAAAACCAATAAAAAATGATATAGCAATAACGGGAGAAATAAATTTAAGTGGTGAAATAACGGCAATAGGTGGTTTAGATATAAAAATAAGTAATGGAATCCGTGCAGGTGTAAAAACATTTCTGTATCCCAAAGAAAACAACCGTGAGTTTACAGAATGGAAGACTATCTATAAAAAGGAACATCCAGAGATAAAATTTATTGAGATATCAACAATAGAACAAATATTCACTCATGTTTTCACAAATGATAATATCACAGTATAATATAAAATTTAGTAAAAATGATTTCTATTAATAATTATCGTGAATTCCTATATATATTTGCACCATTCATAATAGTTTGTTACTTTCTACTATTATCAATATTTAATACTGATATGAAGGGTATAATATATTTAATAGGATTATTAATATCGTGTATATCAACAATATTTATAGGAAACGGAATAGTTGGAAAATTCAATAATAAAGACAAAGAAGCATTGTGTAATATAATAACAATAAATCATATTTCTGAGTTTTCAAATGTACCAATTAGTTTAACCATCTATTGTTTTACCTTGGCGTACTTAACATTTACAATGTTATCATTAAATATTACCTTTATAATACGTGCATTGATTCCAATATTATTCCTTGTTGTATTAATTGGTATGGATATTTTATGGATATCAGGAAAGAAATGTTTCGGTATAGAACAAATAAGTGTAGCAGTCGGCTTATCCAGTTTGTTCGGTGTTATATGGGGATATATAATCAATAGTATAAACAATAAGGGATTACAATATTATACAAGTGAAGGTAATAGTTGTGCCATGCCAAAGAGAAGGATGTTTAAGGTAAATAAACTGTATAAAAATAAGAAACCAGATGAGTGAAATTAAATATGATATTTATGATAATATAATTGTAATATTAATATATACAATTATATATAAGAATTAATGGAGTTAAATATAAAGACATTTCTATATATTTTTTTGCATTTATGTCCATTTATATTGGTTTGTTTTTTTACAATTTCATCCATATTTGGTAATGACATAAAGGGAATTATATATTTAGTTGGATTATTATTAAGTATTGGTCTTGTAGTAATGAGCGAATCTATCTTACCGAACCTTGGTGATAATTGGTTTAATAATAAACAAAATGCTATGTGTAACATTTTTTCGTTTGGTCAAAGTAGTTTATCAAAATTATCAATTGGACAAATAATAATCGGGTTTTCATTTTCCTATTTGGTTTATACAATGAATATTGTAAATGCATCAAATTGGCCAACAATTGTGTTCTTTTCATTATTGGTAATATCTGAATTAGGAATAAATACAAATATAATGACTTTAATGCCTATTATACAAAAATATTGGAAGATGATTGTAGGAGGCTTAATTGGTATAGGAGTAATTATTGGTATTGTTTATGCAATTATAGATAGTAGTATAGGTGATTATTTTGCAGAAAATGCTTTCTTAATGACCAGTAATATATTGATTATACTATTTATAATATACAAGTTCTTCCCAACTGATGCAATTAACAGTATACTTGAAAAATTTAAATCACAAGATCCAATAGAAGGAGGTCAAAATGGGGGAGGAAGAGCAGAAGAATATTGTTATGAATGGACTACAAGTATATTAACCTATCTTATAGCAGGAGGACTTGGTGTAGGTTGGGCAGCAATAGTTTCCACATTTAAAACACCAGGATTACAATATTTTAATAATGGAGAAAAAAGTGATACGTGTGGTAAAGTACAAAATGATCAATTTTCATGTAAAGTATATAAGAATGGTGACCCAAATAAAATGGCAGTTACTGACGATGTACGATGCCCGATAACAGGTGCTCCCAATAAACTATTAGATGGAATTGATGATAAATCCGGGTTTAAGGAAGGTGAATATACAGGTGTTAGTCAAACTATCGCCCCGGTATCAGGTGGAACTGGTGCAACATTTGATATTACAGTAAATGAAAATGGTATTGTAACAAAAGTAGAGGTTGATAATCATGGTAAAAATTATAAAAAGGATGATGTAATTATAATTAGTAGGGTTGACTTAGGTTCACCTGATAAAGATCTTTATATTAAATTAAAAACAAATAAATTTCTTGATTGCAGCGAAGAAACAGAATAGAATTATAATAATAAAAATACTTATTATAATTTATCTATCAAAAATATGAATATTTGTATGTAACCAATTTTGAATATTTTTAGCCATATGTCTACGATGCATACCATCTGCAATCATTCTTACTGAGTGATGTTCCATTTTAAAATAATACATAAAATTATTAGTAATATTAATAAGGTTTGCATTTTTATATTTTTCAATCAATTCCTCATATAAAAAAACGGGTTTATGTTTACGTTCATTAACATTATTATGAAAAACAAATAAAAACTTAATCAAATCATCCTTACATATAATGGAAGTAGGATTCATTCTTTGTATATATTGTTTAGCGTGTTCAGTACATGATGGACATGGTAAATTATAACATATATTTTTTATTAATTGTAAAATTTGTAGTTTGTATTGTTGAAATTCTTCTGGCTTTATTTTAGCTGCAATAGTATGAAAAAAATACCAAGTAGGAGCACCCCATAACATTGTATCCTTCTTTTGATTGATTGGAGTTACAGTTTGTTGTATTTTTGGAGGTGGTTTTGGTTTTGGTGATTGGAATATATTCATTGATATATTCCCTCTGTTTGTAGATGTAGACATATGAGGTATATTCGTAGATTTTATTATACTTCGTGAATTTGTAAAATGCATTTAACTATTATAATAGATAAATATAAAAAATATATCATAATAAATCATATGTCATCAAAACAGGAACTCATAAATACAATAAAAAGTTGGGTAAAACTTGATAATGAAATACGTTCGTTAAAAAAAGAACAAAATACGAGAAATAATGATAAAAAAGAACTATCAAAACAGTTAATAGAGATAATGAAAACAAATGAGATAGATTGTGTAGATATCAAAGACGGGCAGTTATGTTATATACAACAAAATGTAAAAAAACCAATAACAAAAAAGAATTTATTATCCATTTTATCTAAATACTATAAAGGAGACATAGAAAAAGCAACAAATATCACAGAATTTATTTCATCAAATCGTGAAGAAGTTCTAAAAGAGTCAATAACTCGTAAAATTAAAGAATAATATAATTAAGCCAATCCAAATTCAGGGATTGTAATATTTCCCCCATTGTTTATATATTTTGCAATAATTCTCGGGTTCTCAACAGAGTTCATAATATCTTCAGTGTTATATACATTTTTATTATGGTCAATATAGTAAACAATACCCATAATTTCCTTTGCAAATACATCTAATGTTTTAGTTGTATCTGTTATATCAGGTTCTCCATCAGCATGTACAGCACCATGGGGTGTACCTTTAGAATGTGTTCCACAATATTCACAACCTTCTTTACGGCGGCGTGTACACTGTTCATTATTTGCTCGTAGGGCATTACATCGGTTTGTTACTGGAATTGCGTTTTTTATACGTTTTCTTTTAATAAAATCATCCTTTACAAGCATTAGACGTTCAAAATCGTATACATACTGTAACAATTCACTTCTATCTTCATTTGCAAGTGTAGAGGTTTTTTCATTGATTTTCTCACATATTTTTGTTTTCAAATCACCAATATAGGTTTCAATTTTAGTATTAATACGTCGCTCCATGATATATATAATAATATATTATGGAATTATTATAAATCAATTTTTTAAATTATAAATTATTTAATGACTTAAACAGAGTTGTCAACAACGGCATCTGTAGACTCGACTGACTCTGTTTTATCAGTATAAATATCAGTAATGTCTTTAATTTCACCTACTTTATCATGGTCAATCATTTTATCTGGGTCAACATCATTATATTGAATACGTCTGGTTAAATAGGCAGATAAGAAGATATTCTTATCGGTAGCAGTAGTAGTTTGAGTATCATTCAATTTCAATGCCATAAACAAACCATTTGTAATAAATACTGTTAATGTTTTATCGTCCAAGTAATTTTCAAAGACAACAAAACCACTTAATACCATATTGATTAAGTATCCAATCATAGCGAGTTGTCCACTTCTTGCATAATACTTATCCCAAAACCAAATACAGTTTCTTTTTTCTTCGGGTAAACGAACTAATGCTTCACCAACAGCGTCATTATCTCTGGGTAATTCAGGATTTATATGCAAATAATCAATCATTTTTGTTTCACGTCTTATTTCTGCAAAATACATATGTAAAAATAGCACAAAAACAATAACATTAAAAGAAAATGCACTATCTTTCAAGTCATTCCCAGTACTAACAACATCGCTCATTCCACATATATGGTCTCCACATTTTTGTGGTACAAAAACAACCAAAAAAGAACCCATTAAAGCTCTGTAAAATTCTGTAATAAAAGCAATATACATACCTACTTTTTGTTTGAAATCTTGGTCACTCATTGTTTCCTTTAAAGATTCCAAACATGAAAGTTTCTTTACTTCTTCGGCTTTTTCTTTGGGTGCATCAATCATTTTAGAACTTTCGGTACTTTCTGTATTCATTACAGCTTATATATTCAAATCATATTTTTTTTTGAATATATACAAAGTTTACTAAATAAAAATATATATAAGTTTATTTTCACACATTAATATAAATGGCAACACAAAAAAAATACACATCTAAACGTAATCATCCACCAAAAGATACTTTTATAGCTTTATCAAACCCTATTTATCCACGTAATGTAGATAAAGGAAAAGAATTAGATTTAAAAATTAGAACTCTAACAAATTATTTCAGGGATAAAGAACTAGAAGGTATTAATGCTACTTGGAAAGTCACAGAAGGTAATTTTAAACCAATAAGAAGCCCAACTGTAAGAGAATCTTTAAATAAATCAACAGGTGGTAAACGAAAACGAAATAGTACAAAAAAAAAGAGACGTAATAAAACAAAGAAAAGAACTACAAAAAAGTAGTATTGATAATCACGATGTTTAATAAAAAATATTTATATACTTTTTATTAAATTTTTCATACATATTTAATTAAAACATTTTATGTAATTTAGTAAATACTTCGGCAGCAACAATACATACTTCACGTAGATTTTGTGCAACCAAATTTTTGTCGGTGGTTTGAGCATATGCTACACGTATAATACTATCAGTATCGTGAGGATGAACCTTTTTAAATCCACAAAAGGTCAATAACTTCTGTTCTATAAAGAATTTCTCATATAAAATATACTCAAGAACTTTACCAATTGTATAGTCTTCATTTTCAAGTACAATATCATATGAAAAGTCCATATTTGTTTCACTTAGCTTTATCATTACCATATCAGAATCTATAGAATTAACCAAATCTGTTAACTTTTTATGTAACACTTCACATGCTTTTTTAATAATATCTTTATTCTCATAAACACCTACCGATTGGATTGTATAATCAAAACTATCTTGTTTAAAATATCGTTGTGCATCCAATAAATAGAAGTTACGTTTCTGTATTTCTAATTCTTCTGCAGTTAATCCATCTGCTCTTATTTTATTTTCATGTTCTTCCCATACTGTTTTAGCTTTTACCGAATCAATCGTATTTCCATAAGAACATGTAGATACTACATTAAACATACTGTTTTCATTTGCACTATTAACCGAAAATTCCGCGGACAATTTCAGTTTTTCGCCTGGAATTGTATTTCCAATCTTTGGACGTAATCTTACAAAATCAATATACATGTTTGTACGTGGACAGGGAGGGAATATTTTTATGGTTTCATTTCTTGTCAAATAATTATCTGTATTTTTATTACGAATACGGAAATCTTCGGTGGTAACATATCTCATTGTATCTGTATCATTCTCTACATCTATATCTAATACATAATTATCTGGCAATATTTCCAAATCAGTCATATGAATAGGAATACAGCTTAGTCTATGTTTTAAAATTTCATTATGTAATCTGGATGTATTTGTATGAATAATACATTGTTTATCTTCATATACTTCTGTATGGAATACTGTTGTCGGTATATCATTAATAATGGTACGACGTAATGCATTTGCTAAACTTACATTTATATTACTAAGTGTAAATTTAAATGTAGTTTCGTCGTTTATGATATTTGAAAGGGAAGGGTCCATTATTTATATAAAAGGTTATATATTTATATACATTATAAACATATAAATCTCTATCAATTTTTTAAGCATTATCTAAAATATACCTCTCAATAAACTGATTTCTTTCTTCTACAGTCAATAACCCCCAAATAAAATGTATTTTACGAGGAATAGATGATATATATGTTGATAGATATGGAACCATTTTTTGTAATAATTCTATATTATTTAATTGTTGATTACCATAATATCGTCTCCATAGTGTAAAACATAGAGGTAAATCATCTATAGAAATGTTATTTACTTCTTCTGGATAAGTAAGACTAATATAAAGTGGAACATATGTAAGTAAACAAAATTGGTTCAAATCATGTAATAAAATATTATTATTATACTGTGTACCGTATACATTATCTAAAATATTCTTATCTGTATGATAAGTACGAATATCTCGTAATAATTCTTTATTCTGTAATTGATATGTATATGGAATAATACACCATAAGCGTAATTCCAATGGTAAATTCTGTATTCGCTTTGTTAATGTATTCATCTATATAATATCTATTGAAGACTTTATTTACATTTATAATATTATGTAAATGTAAAATTATTTAATCAAATATTTTGCTAATAACACCAAGTTCCTTATTTATTAAATAATCAAATTTGGCGTTAGAGTAAGTACGTATTTCAAATCTATCTGGTTCCTGCTTTACTGCACCGTCTGCATCTCTTCTTGAGAAAAGGGAATCATCAATATGTCTCTTATTATCTGCATAATCCATATAATAATCTGGGTCTTCACGTAAACCAATGGGAATAATCCAAGTAAACTCGTTTTTTGTTGCATTGAACATATAATAATTCCCTGGATGCGTTTTTGATTGACGTATTTTAATATTGCTGTTTTCACGCGCCAAACTATCTGCATCTTTGAAACTAATTGTTTCAGTTGATGTCGTAGGTCCATCACCTGCTGCTGGTGGCATAGTTACACGAGCTTTTTGTGTAGGTGGTTGTGGTAAAGCAGCCTTCTGCATAGCCTCTTGCATGCGGACACGCTTTCTTAATTGCTCCTTTCTATTCCGTTTACTTTCCTTTTCTTCAGCATCTCTTTTTCGCTTTTCTTCAGCAGCTGCAATTTCTTTTATTCGTTTTTCTTCAGCATCTTTTATATACTTTTGATATTCCTCTTCCTCTTTTTTTTTCTCAGCCTCCTCTTTATTTTTCTTATCCTCTTTTTTTTTCTCATCCTTTTTGAATTCATCACTGTTCTGGTATTCGTCTTCATTTGCTTTAATCCATGCATCATTCCATTCATCAATCATATCCGTTTCTTCAGATGTTTCATAATCACCATAACCCTGGTCATATGTTGCACCATAATAAACATCAACACAACGAGGTACTAACCAATCTTCTATCAAAATATCAGTTAACTTTCTACCCGAATCAGGGTTTTTTTCTTTTTCTTTTACTGCTTTTCTCCATCCTTTATTCCAACTATCTCTAATATACTCTTCTACATAACGTATACGATGTTCCTTTGCTTCTTTAAATCTTAAAAAAGGGTCTTCTCCAAATATGGCAGTTTCTATAGCGTTAAATTCATAATGTTCCTCTGGTTTCCATAACTGTTGC